AGACGGAAAGCCTAGTGTGGCTACAGCCGTGGTTGTAAGCACACAGCATGCCGAAGGTAAAAAATTAGAAGCACTTGGTTTAGCTAATCTTGCAATTATAGAAGAACTTGGAGGATTATATCAAGAAGGTGTTACAAAATTATATCTTAACCCAACAGGCAATTTTGTAGTAGGTGGCCCGGATGGCGATGCAGGTGTTACCGGTCGTAAGATTATTGTAGACACTTACGGCGGCTATGCTCGTCACGGTGGCGGTGCGTTTAGTGGAAAAGATCCTACCAAAGTAGATCGAAGTGCGGCATACATGGCTCGCTGGTTAGCTAAAAACGCTGTAGCAAAAGGTTTTTGTAACAGTTGTACTATACAGTTAGGTTATGCTATTGGAGTAAAAGATCCAGTTAGCATATATGTTGACAGCGACGGCGCCGACGCGAGTATACTTAATTGGATTGAACAATTTGATCTTACACCACTTGGTATCATTAGACAATTTAATATGTTTAATTTTACTCAGTACAGTGCCAATTGTGTTTACGGACATTTCGGTAGTAAAGATGTACCCTGGGAAAAATTAATTGAAAATTAACTTGACAACGGTACAAAGAGCAAGTATACTTGTTTGATGAGCTTATTAAAAAATAAATTTCAATACTTCAATCTCTCTCGTGATGACTCCCAAGGTAAAAGATTATATCAATGCCCGGATGGCAGTCGAGTTCCTTCAGTAACAACTATCTTAGATAAGACTAAACCTGAAGAACAAAGACAAGCACTTCAAGCATGGCGTAAACGTGTAGGCGAACAGAAAGCACAGCAGATTACTACAGAAGCTGCCAGTCGCGGAACTCGTATGCACACTTATCTTGAAAACTACATCAAAGGCGACGAACTTAAAGAAAGCGTGAGCAATCCGTATGCTCAACAAAGTCTAAACATGGCAAAGAAAGTCATCGAAGTTGGATTCCCTGCTATCTCAGAAGTATGGGGTTCAGAAGTTCCTTTATATTTTCCAGAGCTTTACGCTGGTACCACTGACTGTGTGGGGTTGCATAACGGTGACGAAGCTATTCTCGACTTCAAACAATCTAACAAACCTAAAAAAAGAGAATGGATTAATGATTACTTTTTACAACTAACGGCATATGCATTAGCGCATAATGAAGTGCATGGTACAAATATTCGCAAAGGTGTTGTGCTTATGTGTGTTCGTCCACCTGAAGTTGAACCAGGTAAATGGGGAGATCCGCAATATCAAGAATTTGTCCTTGAGCCTGAACACTTTGATTACTGGACTGAAGAGTGGTGTAAGCGAGTCGAACAGTACTACAGAATCACATAAATACTTTGGATAATATCAATTAGGAGTGTGCCAAAGTGGCAGTGGTTCAAATCTCAAAAATTCAGGTAAGACGAGGTCTTAAAAATAACAATAACGGCATTCCTCAATTAAGTTCAGGTGAGATCGCCTGGGCAATTGATTCTCAGGAATTGTTTATAGGAAATGGCAGTGTAGCAGAAGGCGCTCCATATGTCGGAAACACTAAAATTGTTACTGAAAATGATAATCTCTTAGAATTAGCGGCAAGTTATCAGTACGGAAGAAATGTAAGTGGAATAAGTCTTTCTACTTCGAGAAGCTTGCAGAATAAACTAGACGAGTATGTAAGTGTTGCTGATTTCGGAGCAGTCAATGATGGATCCACTGATAGTACTCAAGCTTTCGAAAACGCATTCACACAATTATTTAGAAGCACTAACACTGATCTTAGAAAAGTTTTAATAGTTCCGAATGGAGAATACCTTTTTACACAAACTCTAAATATTCCTTCCAACGTTATCCTAAGAGGAGAAACTGAACAGAACACTTTTTTAAGATTCGGCGGGAACAGTGTGTTTTTTATTACCGAGGATGGCGACGAACTTGCAGATTTCACCAGTTCTAACATACCTAATAATGTTCAAATTTCAAATCTAACTTTAGACTTCGCAGGCGGACAAATGAACCTGTCTGGATTACAAAATTCTAAATTTGAAAATGTCACGTTCGAATCAAATTATACATTAGGAAACGCCGTAGGGCCGATAGAAAGTAGGTTCGGAATGCTAAACTGGACTAACGAGCTTGTCGGAGTTAGTGTAACTGATGTCTTTTTTGATAATTGTACTTTTAAAGATTCCGATCTTGCTGTTAAGATTACACAGACAGATAATTTTCAAACCAGATTAACTTTTGAATCCTGTAACTTTACTAACTTACACGACGGTGTCTATGTAAATGGTGTAACAGGACAGACCAATAATTGGATTTTCGATCACTGTACATTTGAAGAGATACACACACGAGCAATAAATTTTAACGCTGGCGGTGGCACAACAATTCGTACCACCGACTTTAGAAATTGCGGAAACGGAACTCAGTCTGCCGCTAACCCTATAAGCGAAATAGTTTATTTCGGAGACACACTAGAAAACGTGATGTACAACTGTACATCAAACAGAGTAGAAAATGCAGGACTTACAACCGGAGAAGGAACTGGAGCAATAGCCGAAGTAATTGGTTCTAGTTTTGCTGAATTTTCTAATGTTATTAAAACTGAAGTATTCCTTGATCCAAGTCCTAGACCATTCTTAGCATTAGGAGCTGATAACGGTTATATCTATGTAGATTATACTCTTACATTAGATACATCAGTAAGACGAGGTCGTCTTACTATTATGACCGTGGAAGATAACAATGTTGTTAGCATATCAGATGACTATGATTACGTAATAGAAGGAGGAAGTTCTCCTACAATATTTACAAATTTTGAATTTTCTGCTACACTAAGAAACAACATTGCCGACGACAGTTCTCGCCAAGACACAATACTGTTAACGTACAGAAATCCGTTGTCATCAGCGTTACCGGGCACTTTAGCGTTCTCAGTCACATATGGCGGCTGATTACAAAAAATTAACTAAATGTTTAATGAAGTCCTGAATTTGGATACATACTTCTACACTCGAACGCATCATCTCAGTTGATGTGTATCACAAGTTCAATCAAGAATAAGGAAAGATATGTCAATCACAGTCATTAAAAGAAGCGGAAAGAAAGAAATATTAGCAGTCGAAAAATGGCAGGCACAGATAGCGAAAGTTTGTCAAGGAATTGCCGACGTAAGTCAGAGCATGATCGAAATTAATGCACAGCCGCACTTTTATGACGGTATTACCACAAAAGAAATTGACGAAATAACACTGAGAGCAATCGTCGACCTTATTAATGTAGAATCAAATCCAGGAGTCGGCCATACAAACTATCAATATGTCGCAGGCAAACAGCGATTATCTATGTTACGCAAAGATGTATACGGCTCATACGAAGTTCCGAGCCTGTATGATATTGTAAAAAAGAACGTCCAGGTCGGATTGTACACACCTGAACTTCTTGAGTGGTACACAGAAGAGGATTGGGATCGTATGAACACAATCATCGATCACGAAAAGGATGAGAACTATTCCTATTCTGCAATTGAACAGATGATTGAAAAGTATCTAGTCAAGAACAGAAGTACTAAGACCATATACGAAACGCCTCAAGTTAGATATATGATTGCCGCCGCAACCGTTATGCATCGTGAAGAACCTAATCGCACAAGAATGAAGTTAATCAAAGAGTATTATAACTGTGCCTCGGACGGCTTGTTTACCCTTGCCACTCCTGTGCTTGCCGGACTTGGTACTAAAACAAAACAGTTCAGTTCTTGCGTGTTAATTCGTTCGGACGATGATCTTGATAGTATTTTTGCGTCAGGCGAAATGATGGCGAAGTATGCTTCAAAGCGAGCAGGTATTGGATTTGAAATTGGTAGGCTTCGTCCGCTAGGTGCTCCTATTCGAGGCGGAGAGATTATGCACACAGGTATGATCCCATTCCTTAAGAAGTGGTTTGGTGATCTTCGTAGTTGCTCGCAAGGAGGGATTAGAAATGCAAGTGCTACAGTGTTTTATCCTATTTGGCATTACCAGTTTGACGATCTTATTGTTCTTAAAAATAATCAAGGAACCGATGAAACCCGAGTCAGACATATGGACTATGGTGTCGTCCTCAATGCATTCTTTTGGAGAAGATTTAAAGAACAAAAAGAAATAACATTCTTTGATCCTAATGAAGTACCTGAACTGTACGAAGCATTTTATTCTAACACGGAGGAGTTCGAAAGGCTGTACGTAAAATATGAAAAGCGCACAGACATTAGAAAGAAAACAATCTCAGCAGATGAAGTGTTCCGCTCAGGCATACTGAAAGAACGCACTGACACTGGACGCATTTATCTTGTGTTCATTGACAATGTGATGAATCAAGGTCCTTTTGATCCTGAGTATCACACAATTTACCAATCAAACCTATGCTGTGAGATTCTACTGCCCACAAAACCATTTAAGCGCCTGGACGATGAAGATGGACGCATAGCGTTGTGTACCTTAGGAAGCATTAATTGGGGTTCCTTTAGAAATCCGGAAGACATGCGCAGGGCATGTAGAATCTTACAGCGTAGTTTGTGTAATATCCTAGACTATCAAGACTTCTTAAGTGTCCAAAGTCGATTAAGCAATGACGAAATCCGTCCTTTAGGCATCGGTGTTACCAATCTTGCGTATTGGCATGCTAAGAGGAATTTACAGTACGGCGAACAAGATTCACTAGAAGAAGTAAAAACATGGATGGAGCATCAAGCGTTTTTCTTAACCGAAGCCAGTGTCGAACTTGCTAAAGAAAGAGGCGCTTGCAAAGATTCAAGTAAGACTCGGTACGGCCGTGGAGTGTTTCCTTGGGAATGCCGCGCTCCGGGAGTTAACGACTTGGTTGATTTTACTCCAGAACTTGACTGGGAAACTTTACGAGCTGATATGAAACAATACGGAATTCATAATGCCACACTAACAGCTATTGCTCCGGTAGAGTCAAGCTCAGTTGTTATTAACAGTACTAACGGTATCGAAATGCCAATGGCACTGATTTCAACCAAAGAATCAAAAGCAGGGTCGTTTGTACAAGTAGTTCCCGAGTATCATAAACTTAAAAAGAAATACCAGTTGATGTGGCAACAGACAGACTGCGTCGGGTATATAAAAACTGCGGCAGTTTTGGCGGCGTATGTTGATCAGAGTATTAGCACCAATACATTTTATAATCCTGCTTACTTTGAAGGAGGTAAAGTTCCTAGTACCATGATTGCTAAAAATTTAATGCAGGCACACTATTGGGGACTAAAAACATTCTATTACAGTCTAATTAACAAAAGCGGTGCAAAACAAGAAGATAAACTTCTCAACACAACAGAACAACCTAAATTAGAAATACAAACTAACGGACACAGTGTTATTGGATTCGAAGAAGATGAAGATTGCGAAGCGTGTAAATTATAGGAGCAAACATGAGCAAAGCACAATATGACTTAACAAAGAATACAGACTATTTACAGCGTAAAATGTTTCTGGATCCAGCAGGTCCTGTAACTATCCAACGTTTCGAAGAAGTAAAATATCCAAAAATTCAGAGCTTTGAAACTACAGCTCGCGGATTCTTTTGGGTTCCTGAAGAAGTAAGTTTAACAAAAGATTCACAAGATTTTAAAGATTCAAGCGACGCAGTTAAACACATCTTTACTTCTAATCTACTGAGACAGACCGCACTGGACAGTATCCAAGGACGAGGTCCTACACAGGTATTCACTCCTGTTGTGAGTCTACCAGAACTAGAAGCACTGTGTTTAAACTGGGGATTTTTTGAAACAAATATTCACAGCCGTTCATACAGCCATATCATTCGTAACATTTACAATGTACCTAAGGAGGTGTTTAACTCTATTCACGATACGAATGAAATCGTAGACATGGCTGCCAATGTAGGCGAATACTATGACAAACTGCATGTGCTAAACTGTGAAGTTGAACTAGGTAAGAAAGTAGATGAGTACGAACACATTAAAGCTATCTGGCTGGCATTGAACGCAAGTTATGCGCTCGAAGCACTTCGCTTTATGGTAAGTTTTGCTACAAGCCTCGCAATGGTAGAGAATAAGATCTTTATCGGCAACGGCAATATCATCAGCCTTATTCTGCAGGACGAGCTACTACACAAAGGATGGACTGCATATCTTATCAATCAAGTTGTTAAAGAAGATGAAAGATTTGCTCGTGCTAAGGAAGAATGCGAGCAAGAAGTTTATGATATGTATATGGCTGTTATTGAAGAAGAAAAGCAATGGGCAGACTACTTGTTTATGAAAGGTCCAGTGATTGGTCTAAATGCAAACATTCTCAGAGACTTTGTAGACTACACGGCAAAGGAAAGTTTGAAGGACATTGGGATTAAATACACTGAGCAGGCTCCCAAGACTACTCCGATTCCTTGGTTCAACAAGCACTCGGATACGTCTTCAAAGCAAACTGCACTACAGGAGAATGAGAGCACAAATTACGTCATAGGAGTTATGACAGAAAAACTTGACTACGACGATTTGCCTAATATATAATATGTTTAAAGCACAATTAAAAAGAAACAGTCCGTATGAAAAATGGACAACGATTGGTTCTTACAGTAGTGAGAACCAAGCAATTTCAATGGCAATTGCAAAGAAAAATGCTGGCGCAGTCCTAGTTCGGGTGACCGACAAGCAAAATAAAATTGTGTTTACATCATAAGGAAAAGAATGAAAACTATTGTTTGGAGTAAAGAAAATTGTCCGCACTGCGAAGAAGCAAAGCATCTTCTACATGCGCACGATATATCATTTGAAGAAAGAAAGATAGGCTCGGGCTGGACGAAAGAGCAGTTGATTGAGCAGGTTCCGACTGCAAGATCAGTTCCTCAGATTTTTATCTATGGTCAATATGTAGGCGGAATGACAGACTTAAAAACATATTTAGAAGAAACAACAACAGGTTCAACAGAAGGAAAATTATAATGTTAATCGAAAAAGGCTTAGTCGCAGGCGAAATTGTTACACTAAAACTTTTTAGTGGAGAAGAATTGGTAGCAAAGTTTGTAGAAGATAAAGACAACGTTTATGTAATTAGTTCGCCTATGGTTATTAGTGCATCGCCGCAAGGTATTGGATTAGTTCCGTTTTTGTTTACCGTAGATGTAACTAAAGAAATTCCAGTTGACAAGGGATCAGTTTGTGTTGCAACTAACACAGAAGCAGGGTTTGCCGATCAATATATTCAAGCTACCACTGGGATTTCTGTTTCTCCTAATCAAGGAACGTTATGACACAAGGACCAGCATTATAATGCCTGCGGTGGTTAGAGTTGGGCAAGATGTTCACGTTGGACACGCAAGTCCTACACCTAGCCCTTTCCACCAAACTTCTTATGCAACTGGTTCTCCGGATGTATTCACAAATAATTCTAAAACAGTAAGAATTGGTGATACTACAAGTTGTGGAGATCCTGCTTCGGCCGGTTCTCCTGATGTTTTTGCAAATAATATTCCAGTGCATCGGCTAGGCGATGCTACGAGCGGACACGGTTCTTGGGTTCCGAACTCTGCGGCTACAGGAAGTGGCGATGTGATTGCCAATGGATGAAATAAATGCCAAGATACGGAGAAACAGAAGCAACACTTGATGACACTGGTTTTACCTTTTTAAGATTGCCAACTCGTCAACAAACAGCAAGATTTGAATATGTTGTTTTTGATTATGTTGAAAACAATCCAGGAATAGAGAATGGTGTGTTTAGTAGTTATGTAGGCGAACACTACGACGATGACGGAAATATTAGCGAATGACTTTAGTTAAGCGTAGCGACAAGGGCGAAGCCTTAACATATAACGAACTTGATGGAAACTTTACCCATTTAGGTGGCGATGGATCATATCAATTTCCTGCTACTGATGGATTAGAAAATCAGGTACTAACCACCGATGGTAATGGTCAACTTTCGTTCACTACTATTAGTCTTGATCGAATTGATGGAGATTTGACAGGATCGGTATTTGCTGACGATAGTACTATACTTGTAGACGGGGTTGACGGAAAAATTGTCGGCCCGGTCGAAACGTCACAAATAAGAACTTCAGAACAGACGATTGCATTAGGTTTTGAAGCAGGACTTGATGCAGGATTGAGATCTGTAGCAATTGGCTACAAAGCCGGCAGCATTAGCTCGCAAGGTATTACTGCTATTGCAATCGGCAACGTCGCCGGAAATTCCAATCAAGGAGACGATGCTGTAGCCGTCGGCGACAACGCCGGATATCAAAACCAAGGACAAGCCGCTGTAGCCATGGGCGCTTTCGCAGGTAGAATCGATCAGGGAGAAGATGCAATAGCCATCGGTGATTCTGCAGGTCGTAACAACCAGGGAGCGAGATCAATTGCTATAGGCCTCGGCGCCGGGGCAAATAATCAACATGAACATACAATTATCATCTCCGCACAGCCTGCAATAGCTGTATTAGAATCTGAAGATTCAAACAGATTCTATGTAAAACCAGTTAGAGAAGTAACCGGCGGCACACCCCCTGCAGGATTTAGTCCTATGTATTACAATCCGACTACCGGCGAGATTATAGTTGTATCACCTTAAAAAATATCTATATATGACTTTAGGCTTTTTCTGTGTAGGAATGGCCTACATAGGATTTGTAACACCGGGTATTCCGTTTTCAATATTCCTTGTCACTGCCGCTTGGGCGTTTAGTAAAAGTTCTAAAAAGATGCACGATTGGTTGTACAATCATCCATGGTTCGGCGAGTTTCTAACCAATTGGACACATTATAAAGTTTTTCCGTTGAAAGCCAAGTATGCCATGATTACTGTGATGAGTTCGACTGTTTTGATAACATACTATGCAACCGGAAATTTAAATGCAGTTATTTACAGTGGCGGCTTTATGTTTCTAATTGCATTTTGGGCATGGCATTTTCCTAGTACAAAGAAAGAGTATGATGAAAGAATTAAAAACAACAAAAAAATTGGACTATTTAGATAAAACCTGTTTAGTGATCGACGACTTTGCTCCGGTAACATTACAGAACGATCTAGAAAATATATTTCGAGATGGAGACATAGATTGGAAGTATACAGATTGGACAGTAGAACCCAAAGACTGGAATAACAATCCTAACATACTTGAAACACCTCAACTTGTTCATATTAGCAAACAAGAAGATGGTGTATACGATAGAGAGCATTTCTATTTACAGTGCAGTTTGGTCTATCTGTTGCAAGAACTTTTGAGCTGCCAAATTAACGGTATTGATAGAATTAAAAACAACTGTTTATTACAGCATCCGGGATTTGAAAATAAATTTCATCCTCCACATCAAGACAGTACATTCCCTAACAGATTCACATTAATATATTATGTTAGCGACTCGGATGGTCCTACTAGATTGTTTAAAAAGAAGATACCACATTTAGGATTCGGAGAAGATAACTTGAAAATTCTCAAAGAAGTAGAGCCGAAAAAAGGAAGAGCTATGCTATTTCCTTCGAAATTATGGCATTCTGGTAGCTGTCCCACAAAACACAGATCTAGATTTGTTAATAACATCGTTTTTGAAAGTAGAGATTTAGAATTATGAGAGAAATTGATTTAGAATTATTAGTAGACATCGCTAAAGAAGCGGAATCGGGAGATCCTATTCCTTGGGATAAATTATCTGTAGGCAAAGACGAAGCCTTTAAAATGATAGGAACATCTATCCTGGAGCAATTCGATAAAGAAGAGTACACAGAAGAAGACAAAGTTGTGCTCCTTGCATCTATGACTAAATTGGTTGTGGAAAACATGTTACTGCATATCCAAGTCTTAAATTTAAAAAAGCAATTAGAAGACTTGACAGACAGCAAAAAAGATAGTTAAATAATACTGTAACGATGAAGCAGACCGAAAGGTTGACGGACCCGGGTTCGACTCCCGGCTGTTCCACCATAGATACATCTACAACTCCGAGAGAGTAGACCGAAAGGTGAAATAGTAGGAGAAGAACGTGGTGTATCTATGATGGGGCAGATCAAGGATTCGACGGCGAGATGATTAGGCGAGTGGAGTTACCGGCAATGTGAAAGCCGTTAGGATTGGGAGTATACCCGGTCGTAGAAGCAAAATAAAATAACTGCAAATGATGAAACATTCGCACTGGCCGCATGAGGCTTCGGGGTTGACTGCCTTGTAATCCAAAAGTCAGAAAAGCACCTTCGGGTGCTTTTCTTTTATAACTATACTTAGATATCTAAACAATATCACACACAGAAGGAAATAAAATGACTAAAACGTTAATCGCGGCAATGTTTGCCGTATCTGCAACAGCAGTATCAGCTGAAGGACTAGACCTTGGAACATCGATTGCACTTGAGCACGAAGCGAAAGGTGAAATTAATAACTTTGTATTAGGCAACAGCCTTACAGGTTTACCATACGGCGTAGAAGTTGCAACAAGCATCAATCTACATGACACAGATGCTGGTGCAGATTTTACACTTGAAGACATTGAAGTTGACGTTAGTAAATCAATCACAGACAGTGTATCAGCATATGTCAACACAGATCTAAACGAGGATGTTGAGCGTACAGAAACAACTGTAGGCATCAAATTATCATTCTAATATAGAATCTAGTAAAAAGGTCGCTTCGGCGGCCTTTTTTTATCTGTAAAGATAATAGATTTTAACTAACACACCCATAGAAAAATAACATAGATTTTTGCAATTTTTACGGTTGCATTAATAGTAAATATCTACTACAATAGTTTAATAGTTTACAACAACAGGAGGAAACTATGAGTCTTAAAGGTTCTAAAACAGAACAGGCATTGAAAGATGCTTTCGCAGGTGAGTCAAAAGCCAACCGTCGTTATTTGTATTTTGCAAACATGGCAGACATTGAAGGTGCTCCAGAAGTAGCCAATGTATTCCGTAACACAGCAGAAGGCGAAACTGGTCACGCACACGGACACATGGAATATCTAATTCAAGGTGGCTCGGGTGATCCAGAAACCGGTCTAGCGGCAGGCAATGTTGTAGAAGCATTGGAAAGTGCTATTGCTGGTGAAACACATGAATACACGGACATGTACCCGGGCATGGCAAAGACAGCTCGTGACGAAGGCCACGACGAGATTGCAGATTGGTTTGAAACTCTTGCTAAGGCAGAGCGTTCACATGCTAACAAGTTCAAGAAGACTTTGGATGCA